ACCATGTTATTACAGCTCAAGTAAAAACGATACAGGTAACTGGTGGCGGACCAACAACAAGATTTGCTCTCGGATATTTGGATACAACTGGTTTACTATTTGGTACAAATAGTACATCTGGGTCAGAAACAATAACACATTATTATTATCCTAACTGACAAATGAATAAACTTCATAGTCAGCAATTGTAAAGTTTATTTCCATCACTTCCTGAAAGTTTTCAGGATCTGTGGAAAATTCTACATTTAGAACGTAGTTTACATTCTGAATTTCTTGAATATATTCATTTATTTGATCAATTATAATAGTTCTGACACCAGATCTTGAGATTCTGGTCTCAAATAGTAATCTTTGTAGATCACATCCGAAATTACTATCTCCTAATAATTCTCCTTTATTAGTGAATAATAACATTTCGTACTTTTGTATAATGACTCTTATAACATCATCTTCTATAATTTTATTTATTATAAATCTAGGATGTCCAAGATATCCGATATAATGATCCTTAAAATCAGGTGCTTTCATACACTTATATATTAATTCTAGTTTATATCAAAGAAGAAAAAACTATTTGTCTTATTTTACCAATTACAGTCATTCCTAAAATTACTGGATCAGTTTGTGTTTCTAATTTTGAAGCATAATCGGAAATTATATAATTAACCTCAAATAGTTTATCGACATTTCCCTTTTTTTCTTGAATATACCACTCTACAAAACCTCTACTTAATAAATTAAACATAATATCGATCTTATCTGGTCCAAAACCAGACATTATAAAATGATAAATTTTCTCATAGTCTAATGATTTATCGTATATTGTTTCATATAAATCTAATTTAGTTTTATTAGATGTTGTGATATCATTTGTATTAATTTCTCCAGTATTTTTAAAATTTTGTAATAATACTAAAACTCCTCTAAGATCTGGAAATTTTTTATTTATAATGGTAACTAGTTGATCCTTAGATATTGTTATATCCTCGGATGGGCAGATTGTATTTATTACCTTTTTGTATAATTCCTGTTTTAAAAACTTTTCTTCTCCCGAATCTTGATAATCAAAATCTATACATGTGAATCTTGATTTTATTCCGTCGGATATTTTATTAATATGATTGGTTGTTAGTATGAACCTAACATTTTTGTGATATGTTTCTATAAAAGCTTTCATCGCATCTTGATACTGACTTGATACTCGCTCAAACTCATCAAGAAATACATATTTTATTGGATCTTCTGTTTCCAAAATCGGTTGTGTTTTACAGAATTTCTCTACTTCGGTTCTTAGAACATCTATTGATGTGAAAAGTGAACTATTTAACTCAAGAAAAGCCTTATCCTTAGAATATTTACCTATTAGTATTCGAGCTAGAGTTGTTTTCCCAGTTCCATAGTGCCCATGGAATATATAATTTGTTTTTACACCATCTTCAAAGTGACTTTTTATTCTGGGTAGTAGTATTATATCATCGATTTTTTTTGGTCTCCATTTTTCCCAAAGTAATAAATTTTTCATATATGTTGATTCGAACTAAAATGTTTTTATATATACTCTCATGATAGGACAAAAGTTTAATTTTGATGATGTATTCTTTAGAGATTTAACAGTTTGTGTATTAGATACATTAGAGGGTCGATTAAATTGGATTAATAGATTTTCATCTGGTGATGTCTCAGTATCGGTTCCTATTTATTATTCAATGACTGGTGATGATAGGTTTTTATTAGATTCATTTCAAGATGATATTGTTTCCGAAAATAGATATGTTGAATTAAATACGGATCAGATTCCAAGAGGCCATTTAACATTAACCAATTTTAATATTAGGTCTGATGAATTCAGAAATCCAAATGTTTGGTTAAGATCAGTTGTTGAAGACGATACAGAAGTTAAGAAATTATTAAAACAAGTAAGAGCTATTCCTATTACAGCCACTTATGACTTAACAATTTTGCTTAAAAATGAAGTTGATATATTCAAGTGTTCTCAGGAAATTATGAACACATTGTGGTTATATAGATTCATGTATTTCGAATATAATTATATGAATATAGATGCAATTATGTTAATGCCAGATACAGAAACTATACAAATTCAGAGAGAAAAGAATTTAAAGAGTGATGATACTGTAAAATTAACATTATCAATCGAAGTTCAAACTTATTATCCATCATTTGTAACATCAAATCAAGATAAAGTTAGATCAACTGTTACTAAAACTACATCTTATTCAATATTACAAGTGTCCTCAACTACTGGCATATCTGTTGGTCAGTACATACTAGGATCTGGTATTCCATCAAATACTGCAGTGACATCTATTGATGTTGATAATCGATACATAAGTACATCTTCTCCTATTTTCAACATATATCCTGGTCAGAATATATCCTTTTCGAGTAATGTGAATAATTTTTATGAGTCTAATATTGAATCTTCTATTAATAGTGTATTGAGTCCCTCTACAATACAAGTGTCCTCAACTACTGGCATATCTGTTGGTCAGTATATAATAGGACCTGGTATTCCATCAAACACTACAGTGACATCTATTGATTTTGGTAATCGATATATAAATATATCTTCTCCTATTACGAACATATATCCTGGTCAGAATATATCTTTTTCAAGTAATTCTAATATCGAATATTCTATTAATAGTGTATTTAGTCCATATATAATATTAAATAGCGTAGTTGATATTCAAGTTGGTGATGTTGTTTCTTCCGTAAATTCATCAACTTTTATACCAGATTCTGTTTCAGTTGTTTATGTAAATCCTTTAAATAATTCAATAATTTTAAATAAAAATATTAGTTTTATTCAAAATCAAAATATTTCAATTTCCGGAAATCCTTATAATGTACTTAGTGGTAATAATATTATAAATTTGACTACTACTAAGGATATACAAGTAGGACAACAGGTTTCTGGTGAGGGTATTTCATCATCAACTAAAGTAATCGAAGTAAATGAGGAAGAAAATTATGTAATTTGCTCTAAACCAGTCAATATTTCTCCTAATCAGGTAGTTTTTTTTAGTTTTAATAATAATATAGTTGATAGTATCATTCCTTATAAAACTAGATGGTTTAGTAATTTATATCAACAGAGAAGCAAAAAGAAAGATTCTCTAAATCCTAATGCAGTATTGAATAATAACAATACTAATTTTAATTCCAGATAAAAATAAAACTGAAAAAACACACTTTTATAAGTGAATATATAGTTTATATAAAAAATAAAATACTATAGGTATGAAGAATCTCAAACTTGAGTTGTTTAATTTCAAAAAATCATTATCTATCGAACAGTTAGATGTTGCCTACATTATAGAAGGTCATATTGGATCGACAAATGATTTCTCAGAAAAACAAATTATTTCATCGTTGAATGAAAAACTAAAACCATTCACTTATGATAAAGAAGTGAATAAACTATTAGAAAGTTTAAATGACGATCTTTCTAACTATCAATTATTGTATGAATTAAAGCATTTATATAATGTTTTGAACTCACAGAATCAAGGAGAATTATACAGACAACCTATTAATGTTTTGTTACAGACAATTAACCTTGAAACTGATCAGGATAGAATGGGCAAAATTCTAAATGAATTAGCTATCTATGATTGGGTTCCAGAGATTAAACTATTTGTTTATAATCTTACTAAGTCTCCTGAACAAAAATCAAATCTTTTAAGCGGTGGTAAATCAGAATCTGTTTATACTATAGTTGAACAGGTTGAAGAAGGACATCTTTCTTTTATTAGAGATTCTTGGTTTTTATTAACTGAAAACTCAATAGAAAAAACTTTACTTGAGAATAATGTTAAAGATGAAGAAAGATTACGTACTCTGAGAACTCTACAAACTGCTTTACAATTCGCTACAATTAATGAGAGTAGAATTGATTTCAGAATTTCAGAATATTTAACAATTGGTTTATCTGTTACATCAAAAGGTGGGTATTTCATCAATGATGATGAGATGAATGATGAAACTACATTAGAAAGTTTATTCTCATCACCAGTTATTCCTATTGTTAATAAAAATTTCTACCCTCTTTTAGTTGAAGTTTCTAAAAATATCGATTCTTTTGTTGAATTGGATGTTGTTAAAAAGATTAGTAACTTAATTAACCCAACACTGGAAGTTTTCGCATTTAATTATAAAAATAATATTTTTATTTACAGATGTGATGAAAGATATGGTAATTCATTCTTTAAATATGATTCAGCTCTTGAGTTAGTTAATGAAGTTAGAAATGAAATGAATTATGATTTAACTTATTTTTATGAAAATAAGTTATCTAAAGAGTTAATTTCTAAGAAAAAACTTGAAGATAAAGAAAGAGAAATAACTCTTAAGTTAGAAGATGTTGGATTTAACATTTCAAAAGTTGAGGGATCAATTAATATGATAGGAAAGACTAAAGTATTACTTGAAGCTTTGACAAATCTAAAGAAGAGAAGATCTAATTTAGATTTTGAGTTACAAGCAATCAAAGAGTTACAATACGCAGAAAGAATAAAAATTTAAATTTTAAAAATTCCTAAAACCCCTCAAATTGAGGGGTTTTTTGCTTTTAAAATAAACTTTCATGTTACATACTTGTATAAATTTAAATAATTTATATATGCACTTTCCAAATAAAAATCTAGGAGGTTTTTTATTCAAAAAAAAATCCAACGCTTATCTACTTAAATAATAAAGATCTATATATTGAGTTAATCGTTTCGAAGTCTCAGGGTAAATTAACAAAAAAGGCTGAGAAGATGCTAGAAATTCTAGCAAAAGAAACAATAAAAAAAATGAGATATTGGTCAAATGACGACAAAATGGATTGTTATCAATCTGGATTATTAGACATGTTCCAAAATTGGTATAATTTCAACGAGGATAAATCCATCAATGCCTTTGCCTACTTTACAGAAGTATTCAAAAGAGGACTCGCTAAGGGGTGGAATGACTTGTATAAGAAAAAGGGAGATAATGAGCATCTAATAAAATTAATCTCAATTGAAAGTTCAAATGATGGTCATGGATTACATTCACTTTAATATAAAAATACAAAAAGAATATGAATACAAATTTGGAAATTAAACCCAAGGTTGCATTTTGCACGGGAATCACGGGACAAGATGGATCTTACTTAGCACAATTACTACTATCTAAAGGATATATTGTTCATGGTATGAAGAGACGTTCTTCTTCATTTAATACGGCTAGAATTGATAATATTTTTGAAAGTAGTAAAAACTTTCACTTACATTATGGAGATCTGACAGATTCTACAAATCTGATTAGAATTATCCAGGAAGTAAAACCAGATGAAATTTATAATTTAGCAGCACAATCACATGTTAAAGTTTCATTTGAAACCCCGGAATATACAGCCAATGCTGATGGTATCGGTACCTTAAGATTATTAGAAGCAATAAGAATACTTGGTTTAGAAAAAAAGACAAAATTCTATCAAGCATCAACATCCGAAATGTTTGGACTTGTTCAAGAAGTTCCTCAAAAAGAGACGACTCCTTTCTATCCTAGAAGTCCTTATGGTGTTGCTAAATTATATTCACATTGGATTACTATTAATTATAGAGAATCCTATAATATATTTGCTTGTAGTGGTATATTATTTAATCATGAATCTCCGGTTAGGGGAGAAACTTTTGTTACTAGAAAAATAACTCAAGGAGTTTCTAAAATTAAATTAGGAATTCAGGATAAATTATTACTTGGTAATCTTTCTGCTTTAAGAGATTGGGGACATGCAAAAGATTATGTTCGTGGTATGTGGATGATGATGCAGCATGAGGTTCCAGATGATTATGTTTTGGCTACTGGTCGTCAAATTTCAGTTCGTGATTTTGTCACTATGTCTTTTAAATTTTTGGGTATAGATATTGTATTCTCTGGTGAGGGTATTGATGAAAAGGGTTATGATAAAAAAACTGGGAAAGTTCTAGTTGAGATAGATGAGAAATATTTTAGACCAACTGAAGTTGATAGTCTATTAGGAGACTCAACTAAGGCTAAAACAATCTTGGGATGGATTCCAGAGTGTTCAGTTGAACAATTATGTGAAGAGATGGTTATGTGCGACTTTGAAGAGATTAGAAACTCTTTAGAGAAGTCTTTTGTGAAGCCACATAATTAACTATTTGTTTAGTTGGATCTTCCCAATTTACCTTAATAGTTGATTTGTTTGATAATAGAAATCCACCAATAGAGTTTAAATCACCAATTTCTATACCGATTTTTTTAAGAATCTCTGTATTACAAAGTTGCTCATATTGTCCTTTAATTGGAATTACTAGAAGTTTTTTCTTACAGTAGATTGATTCGGATGTTGTTTGAAATCCTGCGGAACATATTACACCTTGACAAGATAAAAAGCTATCTAAAAATAAATCCTTATTTATTGGTTTTATTTTACAATTTTTAAATTTATGAGTTTTTTGTACATCATTACAAAAAACAATAAATTTATATTTATTGTGTTTAATTAACTCTTTGAGTATATCTGTTATTTTTAGGTTTGGTAGATATACTACATAATGTTCAAAGTTTGTTATTGTATTTTTAATAATATCTTCACGAATTATTGGATGGTAGATAAAATCATCAAATCTTTGATAAGATAATCCAAATGGAACATCCACTGGTGCAAAGTTTTTAATAATTAATTCGTCTATCCAACTTTTTTGTTTTATTCTTGGTAAATTTTTCGATAGAAATGAATATTGATTACTTATTCCATATGATTTAACACCTTGAATTTTAGCTGCCCATGATGATATTGGATCAAAGTCACTAATTATGGCATCATAATTTTTAACATTTAATTTTATATCCTTTAAAAAAGTTAATAAGTTGGAATTTAGAAATGTTCCAAATCTATCTATGCCACCATCATCATGATGTTTGAATGAAAATCCTTTTAAATTAAAATCTATTTTATATGGTAGTTCAATTTGATGTTGATTTCCAGATACTAGTATATCTACATCGATTCCGATCTTTTTAAGATTCCAAATTACTTTTGTCGATCTAGATAGATGACCATTACCAGTTCCTTGAATACCATATAGAATTCTCATTTAACAGTATATTAATTGTATTTTACCATCTAGTGTTTCGATTATATAAGAACATGACTCCACCCAGTCACCAGTATTATAATACTTTCCATTCTCGATATCTGGAGTATGTGTATGTCCTATCATTATTGAGTCACAATTTACTTCTTTTAATTTATCACTTGATAGTTTTTTATATTCTGATATAAATTTAATAACGTTTTTAACCTTTGTTTTTAAATATGCTGAAAGGCTCCAATAATTTAATCCAAATAATTTTCTAAATCTATTGTAAATTTTATTTATGAATATTGATAATGAATATGCTTTATCACCCAGTACATATATAAATGGATGTAGTCTTATGAAACCATCAAAGCAGTCTCCATGTGTAATATAGATTCTTTCACCTTCTATTGTCTTATAAATATAATCTTCACATATTAGAATATCACCTATTAGTATAGGACCTTCTTCTATAAGTCCTCTAATATATAAATCATGATTTCCAATAATGTAAACTACATTTGTTCCTTTTCTTGAGAATCTTAATACTTTTTGAATAACTGTTGAGTGGTCTTGATTCCAAAAGAATCTTCTTTTAAGTGATGTTAGATCAATAAAATCTCCGTTGATTATGAGATTTTCAAATTCATATTTTTTAAATACTTCTAATAATTTTTTAGGATTTGAATTTGCGCTTCCTAGATGTACATCACTTATGAATAAAGTTTTAATTTTTTCCATGAGTTATATATTAAACAAATTATAAATTTTATTTAATAATACTTATAATTTGTAATTTTATGAATAAATGTATTTTCCAATATTGGGAAGAGTCTGAGAGAGGTTATGGTGTTAGACCAGGCGGTTGCTCAATCCACTCTTCGTTAGAAGAACATATGAACTTTATTAATGATATTTACTCATCGAGAACAGATGAGGTGCCTCATGAATATGATAGAGTGGTTGGTAATCCTATTGTTTGTTTTGTTTCTGATGAAATATTTGAAAGGATTTCACTAAATTCTAGTATCAGAATATCAGAGAATGAGAAAAACAATCTTATTGATTTTGAAGATTTAATTTTTAATTTATGATTAACTTATCAATACTTTTCGCATTTTTTACACTTTATTATATTATAAACTATAGGAGGTTATTAGAACCACCACATATAAGGGTATATAAGTGGAAGATTCAAATATATTCAGATATAGTTTATTATATCTCTGAGTTTTCTTATTATATCTGGGTAATTGTATTATTATTCTTCAATTTGTCAGCTGCCCTGACATTAATATCATTATTTTTATTTAGATTGATTATCTATTCTAATACAGAATCCCGTCATATCTGGTATCAGATTTTAAAAATAATTTCTCTGATATTAATTTATAAATTAAATCTTTTTAGGTGAATCTCTGTTATCACAATAAATTCCCATCCTTTTTTATTACAAAATTCGATCATAGTCTCCCATTTACTCAAATTCTTTTGGGCCATTTTTAGATCATACTCAAAGCTTTTTAGTTTTTTTAAACTAACTTTATTATCAGGTACCTGTATGTTCTTTTCTTGTAACATTAGAGCCATTTGATATTCTTTTTGTGGCTTAACTTCCGCAACGACTTTTTTTATACTACCATCAGATAATTTCATCTCATAATAAAAATCTGGATAATAACTATGGTTCTTAACTTTCATATCACCATCATTAAAATGTGTCATTTGATATGGAATTGCCATACATTCTGCTCCCCATTTTGTTACACTGATACTTCCATCTAACCAAGTCATGATTTTTAATTCCCAAGAGCTTCTATAATAGATTCCTCCTTGTGAATTTAATTTTAGTACTTTTTCTTTGTCTTTAGGTATGAAATTTCCTTGGTGATAATTTTTATTTTTAGGCTGACTGTTTAACATAATATTATATATACGTTATGACAGCTTTGGAAGAAAGAATTAGATTAAGTCAATTAGTATTTGGTAAGAATTTAGTTGATTATTTTCATAATAATTCAAATTTTATGTATGAGAGATACTCAAAAAGTGATGAATTTTGTACTGCCATTTCTATTTCAGATATACAAATTGGTGGTTTCCATCATTTCCATTATGACGATAAGTCAAATTGGATGAAATATTCTCCAGTATTTGTCTGTGATTTTAAACAACATCAAAATTATATGATTACTTATGGTTTAAATTTTAATTTTATTCCATTAAGAGTGAGATCTTCTATTTTTGAGAAATTTATATCTGAAAAAGATTTTGAACAGAATCGAACTTTAGCTGTTGATTTTAAGGGAATCTATAATGAATTGAGAAAGTATGGATTTGAATATGCTATTGTTGAATATAATTCGATCAATTTGAAACTAGTTCATAGAATTAATTTAGAGTTATTACCAAGATTTTTATATTCAGCACATCCAAAAAATAAATATGATCCATCTAAATTGTATGAGATTTGGTCGGTTAAAATTAAAACCAGAGATAAAAGACATCAAGAAATTATTCTATCTACACTTGATGAGTTTCTTGATATTAAAAATGAAATATCTGAAAAATATGAGGTACTTCGTGGTCACATTAAGAAATTAAGAGATAGCTTATAATATTTTTTTAGACCGACTACATTTTAATATATAAATTCTAAAATTTTAAATTTTTTAATGGCAGCTAGTTATAATCCTTTAAACCAAACATCTGGATCACCTTATATCGGTAGTAGTGTAGAAAACCGAGGACTTTTTAGTCGAATTCTTAGAAATCTATCATCATGGGGTATGAATTACGATGATATGATTATGCGTAATCAGGTCGGCGTCGGTATAAATGAAGATCCTTATTCGATGCAGGGTAATAGCATGTATGATTTCTTTTCAAAAAGAGCAGTAGCATCTGTTTTAAATAGAAAATCTATACCTTATTTAGATAGATCTTATGCTGATAAAAGAAGAATTTTAAGAGAATATTCTATTAAAGATGAAATTAGAGATTTTGTTTCTACACTTTGTGATGAGTCGATAATTTATTCAGATAAAGATTTTTGTAAACCAAAAAATATTTCCACCGATTATTCAGCAGATATTAGAGATAAATATCAAGAATATTTTGAAACGATTTATAATCGATATGGATTTTCAGATTCAGTTTCCGCTTGGAATCTGATGAAAGATTTCCTAATTGATGGATATGTTGCGATGGAGATTGTGTGGGATGATAAAAAGAAGAATATTATACATTTCAATAGACTAAGACCTGAAACTTTAGTTCCAGCATTTGAACCATCAATTGGTCATCTCTGGATTCAATTTCCAGAAGATCCACAATTGAGAAGAATATTTTTAGACTCTCAAATAGTTTTTATTTCGTATTCAACACAAAATGATTATTCCGAGACATCATATGTTGAAGGTTTGATAAAGCCGTATAATCAGTTAAAGATTTTACAACAGACTAAAATAATGTTCAATATTATAAACGCAACTGTTTATCAAAAATTCACAATTCCTGTTAAGGGACTATCTCGTCAAAAGGCAGAAGAACAAATTGGTCAGTTAATACATGATTACTCCGAAGAAGTAGAGTGGGATGATTCTTTAGGAACTCTTACTATAAATGGTTCAAAACATCTAGCTTATAACAAACAAATTTGGTTTCCAGAGGGTGACGGTGGAACTCCTAATATGGAATTAGTTTCTCCACAAGGTCACAATTTGAATGAGGATGAGATGTTAAAGTGGTTTTATAATGTTTTGAAAAGAGCTTCTAAAATTCCAGTTCAGAGATTTGAGGGTGAAAGTGGTGGTGGAAATGTTTTCACTGATGCTGCTGAGATGACTAGAGATGAGGCTAAATTTTTAAATTTCACTAATAGAATAAGGGCTAATTTTAAAGAAGTCATTGTAAAACCTCTCAAGCTTCAAATGATGGTTGAGTTTCCTGAACTAAAAGATGATGAAGTCTTTATAAATCAAATTGATATTGACTTTGTTTCAAATCAACTATTTGATGAATGGAAGAAACTTGGTAACATGCAAAAGAAAATAGAAATTTTAGGAAGTTATACCGGAATTCAAAAGGCTGACGGAACTCCATACTTCCATATAGATTATCTTGTAGACAATGTATTGAAGTTGTCTGATGAGGAAAAAGAAGAGAATAAGAGATACTGGGTTAGAGACGCCGCTGGTGGTGCATCATCTGACGCGGCACCTGCTGAAGGAGGAGGAGAAGCTGGTGGTGACGTAGGAGGAGAGGCCGGTGCTCAAGCAACTCCTGAAGCCCCTGCTGCTGAAGCTCCTGCTGAAACTCCTGCTCCTGATGCTGGTGGAGAGGCTGGTGGAGAGGCTGGTGGTTCGGAATTTGAGTTCTAAGCGGCTAGTTTATCTTTACTACAAGCTTGAAATCTTGTTATTTCATAATAATCCGCATAATGAAATGTGACAACTCTAAAATCTATTGAATGTCCTATTTCAAGTATGTTTAATAGTATTTTACCTTTTGGTGTTTCTAATATTTTAATATCCAATGTTATTTTAGTTACATTGATATCCTTATCTACTACAAAAGACATTGAGTTAACAGAAAATGCTGAATCTTTTAGACTAAAAATTCTAAAACTTGAAGTATCATCTTCAAATCCGCATATTAATGGTGGGTTTATATCATCAATATCAAATTGTGATTTATTTCCTAATAGAGAGTTTATTTTTAATTCTCTATAAAATGATTTATAATCTCTATATTTTTCTAGAATATTTCTAAAACATTCAAGATTATGGAAATTTTCTAATTTAACATCAACTATCATATACTTTTTTCTTTTCTTCGATAGTTTGTTTCATTTTTTTGAAAATTTTCTTATTTTGAATTGGATATTCACATCCATAGTTTTTTTGTAGAGTTTTTTTCCTTTTATGCTCTGAGCATTTCCTACAAAAGTATTCTCCCCATTTATTTCCGTATTTGAGATAGTTTTTAAAAATTACATCTTTCTTAATATCACATCCGTCACATTTACATTCTATTTTATAGTGTGATCCTTTTGATAGTAGTTCTATTGGTATTAATATCTCATTTCCTATAAATATATCATCGTACCCCAAATTTTCAAAGTATTGATAATTAAATTCATTAATTTTTATTTTTAATTCTCTAGTGATAATCATAAAAAACCGTAAAATTTTTATGTAATATATATAAAATTGATTACTCTGCTTTCCTATATATTTCAAGATAAAAAAAATTCCTATAAAAAATCCACCTTTATTTTTTTGATGTTTTTTAACTTCATATATAACTAAAATAAAAGCCTAATTTCATGAAACAAGTTTTAATTGTTGAAAATTCAGTAAATTCTCTTATGGTTAAAGAGAATAAGGGAGATCAGAAGTATTTATTAGGTGGTGTTTTCACTGAATTCGATGTTAAAAATCGTAATGAAAGAATTTATACCGCTGATAGATTTCTACCTTGCTTGGAAGAATTAAATGAAAGAATTCAAACCATGGGCGTTGTCTATGGTGAATTTGACCACCCAGATGTTTTTGATACTTCATTGTCAAGAGCTTCTCATATTATTACTAAAGCAAGCTTTATTAAAGAAAGTAATAGAGTAGAGGGTGAAATAAAATTATTAAATACCTATTGGGGTAAAGAAGCCAAAGCATTAGTAAATGATGGTTGTCCAGTTTTTGTATCTTCAAGAGCGGCAGGTATAACAGAGGCTGATGGTACGGTTACATTAAAAAAGTTATTCACTTATGATATCGTTGCAGACCCTGGTTTTGCTTCAGCTAAAATGAGTGTTAAAATTTTAAATGAATCATTAAATTACTCTAATGACACTAACTTTAGGATATATGAAATGTCCGATGAGTCCAAAATAAATTCACTTTTTAATATGAACAATAATGACTTGGTGACAAAAACACAACTCACAGAATATTCAAAATACCTTATTAATGAGTTGGCTTCCACTAAGAAGGAAGTTAAAACAGCATTGAAGAAAGGCAATTTGAATCCAAAGAAATTTGAACAATTGCTTGAGTACTATGAATCTCTTAATGAGACAAATGGTCAAATCGTTAAGTATTTAGATTATTTAGCAGATAAAGTACAAGTAGTTGTAAATGAAAATACATCTTTAAGAACTACTGCTGAGAAACTAATTAAACACACTGATTATTTAGCTGAAAATCTTGAGAAAGCAATTAACTACTCTGAGTATGTTGCTGAAAATCTTGATAAAAACATCGCTTACTCTGAGTATGTTGCTGAAAATCTTGATAAAAACATCGCTTACTCTGAGTACATCGCTGAAAATCTTGATAAAAACATTACTTATTCAGAATATATCGCTGAAAATCTTGATAAAAACATCGCTTACTCTGAGTACATCGCTGAAAATCTTGATAAAAACATCGCTTACTCTGAGTACATCGCTGAAAATCTTGATAAAAACATTACTTATTCAGAATACTTAGCAGAACATCTTGATAATTCAATAGCTTACTCAGAATATTTAGCTGAGAATGTTGAAGGAAATATCGCTTACTCAGAATATATCGCTGAAAATCTTGATGACAACATCGCTTATTCAGAATATATCGCTGAAAGTCTTGATAAATCAATTTCTTATCAAGGTTTAATTGTTGAAAAATTAAATGGTAGTAAGAAATTATTTGAAAGCAATGAAGAAGAAGGAGATGAAATGTTACCTTCTCTGTCAGCAGCTGGATTTGATTCATATGAAGAAGAAGAGGAAGAAGAAACTAAATCTTGGAACGATGAATCAGAATCTGATGAAAATGAAACTCCAGCATTGGAAAACTACGAATCAGA